CGCAAACGGACGCGGACCGAGGAAGATTTGAAGCAGGCCGAGCGTGCCAATGTTGTCTTGGCTACCAAGCAGATGATAGAAGAGGGCTTGGACATACCTGCCATTGATGTGTTGGTGTTGGTTACGCCGCTATCTGACGCCGAGCAGGCTGTTGGGCGGGTACGGCGGCACTGCAAGCCTAGCGAGGCTAAGTGCAATCACCTGTGCGCGTGGCGTGCGGGCGCGTGCGAGGGCAAGCCCCACCCTATCGTGGTCGATGTAGTCGATGCCGATGTGCCGAGGCTTGTGAATAGTTATCGGCGTAGGCTCGGGTTCTATCGTGAGATTGGTTGTTCAAGTTAGGCAGAGGAGGTTAGGTGCTATGGGTAACAAAGAGTACTTTGCGAAGTGGTATGCAGAGAACAAGACAGCCCTATCAGAGCGGCGCAAAGCGAAGTACCGCAACGATACCGAATACCGGGATCGGGTATTGGCTGCACCAAGGCGGGCTAGGCCGAAGCGCGAGGGTGATGCGGAGTTTGTGAACAACCAAATCCATTGCCGAGACGGGCAGTGGCGGACGGCATTGGTGCTTGAAGGATTGGCGGATCAGTTAGGGGTGCAAAACGAGACGATTGCCAAGTGGCACCAACGCGGCATCATACCTGCCACTCCCTACTTCATTGGCCGCCGCAAGTACTACACTCAGGCGATGGCTGATGTGTTGATGGCGGCATTGGTCGAATGCGGCTATGTTGGGAAGAAGCGAATCCATATCCGCCGGGCAGACAGCAAGTTTTCTGCCATCGTTGGTGCAAAATGGGCGGAATTGCCCGAATTCGGAATGTGTTGAAATCCGCGAAGATTCAATCTCTTCGAGCTATTTCGCGGGATCACGATGAAACCGCTTGACACAGTCCAAAAACCTGCAAAAAGGGTGTTGGCATCGTAGATGTCAACCCGCGAAGCGGTAAGCAGTAGTCTCAAGAGCTCGTAAACGGTTACGGGGTAGGAGTTAGGGATGTATGAGGTTGCAGGTGAATGGATGGTTGCGCGTGAGCAAAAGGCTCAAGGTGGAAAGCCTGTGCGCACGGTAGAGGGTGGCAATACGGATCTCCGCGCAGTATCGCCGCCACAAGGCGGGGCAATGCGGACGGTTGGCGTAGGGCGTACAATCAACATGGGCGACTTCAATTTCGCCCGCATTGATGTAGCGTTTACCTTTGCAGTGGCATCGCTACCGCAGGGCGTTGACGCAACCGATTGCGCGAGGGTGATTACGGGCGAGATCCTTGACCGCGAGGTTGCAGTGATCACCCAAGAGGAGCGCAAGAACTGTGCTCTGCCCGTTGCAGATGCGCTTTCAGGTCGCCGCCTACGCGTCACCTATGGCGTTACCCGCAGCCCGCGCCCTTATGAGTCGGTTCGGTTCGACATCACGGTCGACGAGCCGCTGCCTGACGGGGCGGACTTTGAGGTTGAGCTTGCCCGCGTACAAGCGATTACGGGCGAGTTCATTACCAAAGAATTCAAGCGGCTCTCGCAGCCGACAACGAAGCAGTACGGGTACTGATGTAGCGGTGGTGGTGGCGGGGCAACAGCAGGCCTCGCTACCGCTACCGTGCATGCTCTATCCGTGCCGCCATCGCTACAGTGTGTGCCACAAGGAGGCAGTGTATTATGGGCAGAATGGATGCGTTGAAGAAGTTTGCGCAGGTTGTGGATAAGAAGCATGGTGCAGGTACGGTTGCCATGGGCGTTCGGCACTTGGCTGTGCCTCGGCTTGAGACGGGCAGTTTGGCGTTGGATGTTGCGTTTGGCGGTGGCGTGCCTGTCGGCAGGACGACGATCTTCTACGGCGACAAATCGAGCGGCAAGACCACTACGGCGTACCGTACTGCGGCGTTGGCCCAACGTCTGTGCTCCAATTGCTTGCGCAAGGTTGAGACTACGGTGGTGGAGAGCGAGAACGAGGCTACGGGCGAGGTTACTTGGCACCAAGAGGGCCATTGCGATTGCTATCAGTGTGGTTTGTTTGTGCCAAGGCAGTACTCGGACGAAAAGAAGGACGAGTATGCGGCTAGGGTGCGGGGCTATGCTGAGAACAGTTACGACGAGTTTCGGGTCGCGTTGTTCGACTACGAGGGCGCGTATGACATGCGTTGGGCAGCGCAGTTAGGGTTGGATGATAGGCTGATGGTGTATGTGCGGCCTGCTACGGCAGAGGAGGGCATAGACATCTACGACAGCCTGATGCGGACGGGTGCCGTGGATCTGTTTATCTTGGACTCGCTTGCGGCAATGACGCCAAGCAAGGAGGTCGAAGAGAGCGTAGAAAAGTGGCAGCAGGGGTTGCAGGCGCGGTTGCTGAACAAGTTCTGCCGCAAGACGCAAAGCAGTGTAAACTCGGTGGCACAAGAGTTTGGCCGCGTGCCTACGCAATTGTGGATCAATCAGTTACGGATGAAGATCGGCGTCATGTTTGGCAATCCCGAGACCATGCCGGGCGGTATGGGGCAGGGGTTTGTGTCGTCGTGCGAGGTCAAACTTTGGACCAACGGGTACGATGTGCAGGAAGTCGAGTCGATTGGCGGCGACGACAAGGACTTGCAGGTAGCGAAGGGTGTGCGGGTGAACTTTTCGGTTGAAAAGAACAAGACCGCCCCGCCGAAGGGCAAAGGCAGTTACTCGATGGACTTGGAGACGGGTGCCGTCGACCAACTCAACCTGTATGTTAGCCTGTGCGAGCGGTTTGGCGAATTGTCAAAGGATGCCCAAGGGCGGTGGCATCTTGGCGAGCGGACATTTACAAGCAAGAAGGCCGCGTTAGAGGCGTTGCAAGAGCCGCAAGAGTGGGTTAGGGTGACGGCTATGTTGCGGCAGAGGATGATGTCTGCATGATCGAGTGCGTTGCCATAGGTGTAGGTGTAGCCATACTTGGTTGGTGGCTATGGCGCAGCATTGGCAATGAGGCAGAGGGGGCGTGTTGCCCTATGGCGCATGTGCATGGCAGCATCGCGTTGGAGCTTGAGGGCATATCGGCGTTTGGCGATGTGATTGAGTGTTGCAAGTACTGCAAAACCCGTAGTGTGTATGTTGGTGCTAACGGGAATAAGATTACGCGGTTACGGTTTACCGCATCAGAGTGGAGAGAGTTGCGTGGCAAGATTCCGACCGAAGGTTTTCGAGCAGCACACAATGTCACCAAACGAGCAAGAGCGAGCCGTTGGTCGAGCCGTTGGCGGTAAGGTACAGCCCGGCAGTGGCAGCAGCATGTATGCTAAGGGCGATGTGTTGCAGCGCAGCACCAATGCCCATGACTTGGATCGGTTCTTGATCGAGTGTAAGCAGACCATCCATGCCTCGCTATCGGTAAAGGGCGAGTGGTTGTCAAAGATTACACGCGAGGCAATGGCTGCAGGCAAGGAGCCTGCGTTGGCGATTGAGATAAAGGGCCATGATGATGCGGCGATGGAGCCGCATTGGGTTGCTGTACCGCTCAGCGTTTTCAAGCGTTTGACGGGTGGCGATGATGTTGATTAGGTTTATTGCTATTGGTGCATACAGGTTGGCTGCATGGCTGTTCATGCCGCTGTTTGTGTGGTTGATTGGAGGCGAGGTTCCTATGTTGGCAATTACTTTGACTGAGGCTGAGGCTTATGGTGTGGTGAAGAAGAAGTGCTCTGCGCTCTCTCGCCGTTTGGTGCAATGCCCTTACGAGATCGGTACGCAAGTGGTTGCGCGGGTGAAGGGCGATGCTGATGCAGCGAAGCCCTTTGCCGTGTTGACAGTAAAGACTGTCCGCGCTATTACAGGGCAGCAGGTTACAGATGAGTTGGCAAAGGGTGAGGGTTTCAGTGGTTTGCCCGCTTGGGAATCCAATCAGACCAAGCTCTACGGGGGCAAAACGACGCCCGCCATGTCGCTGTACCGCATCGGCTTTGATGTGGAGAAGATGTTGACGGATAATCAGAAAGTGGAGGTCAAGAATGCTCGGCAGAATCCTTACTGAGCAATCCAAGCCACAGGTACGGGTAACGACTACTAAACTGCGTGATGCGCTGCGCGTTGGGCTTGCCCGCACGGCATCGCCTACGCCACCTGCAGCGCATGATTGGTTCCGTTGTAGCGGCCTACCGCGCCTATGCCCGCGCATGTACGGGTTGGCGATGCGGGATGCGTTTGGGTTGGATATTGAGGTGGATGCGGACTTGGGTTGGACTTTCGGCATCGGCACGGCCATGCACAGGCAGTTCCAAGAAGAGTTCCTCCGCACGCTACCCGCAGGCGTGTTCCAAGGTTGGTGGCGCAACCGCGCTACAGGCTATGTTAGCAAGGGCGATAGCCTTGCGTTGAACCACAATGGCGAATCGTTGTCGCATGCTTGGGCTCCTATGCCTAGCGGCGATAGCGACGACTTTGAGTATGTAGAGCTCTCGTTCCGCAACACCGAGTACCGCTTGACGGGGCACTGCGATGGCGTGCTTGTGTGGCCGGGCGAGGAGCCCGAGATCTTCGAACTCAAGACCATAAGCGACAACGGCTACGGGACTGTGGACCCTGAGAACGGCGGCAAGCCAAAGGCAGACCATGTGTTGCAGGCGCAAGCCTACCTATGGCTCAGCGGGCTGCAGCGGGCGCGTATCGTTTACTTCTGCAAGCGGTTTGGGCGGTTTGATAGCATGCTGTGCGAGCATGTGATCCACCGCGACGAGACGACGATTGCGGAGATAAAGAGCACATTGCTGCAGGCGCGTGCAGTGCTTGAGGGCGATGGTACGAAGATGCCGTTGCGGTTGGCCGAGTGCCGTAGCAAGAGCAGCGAGCGGGCCAAGTACTGTGCCGCTAGGGTCGCATGCTTTACGCCGTCGGTCTAGATCTATCGCTCCGCAGCACAGGCTTGGCGGTAGTGCGGGCAGATGGCACCATTGTTAGGGTGTGCTCGTTTGGCTCGGATCTGCGTCGCGAATCGTCCGTGCAAGCAAAGGTTGAGCGGTTGGTGTCGTTGACGCAGCGGATTGTGAATGAGGTAAAGAAGCACCAAGCGGATGCGTTTAGCGAGGGCGGCAATGCCGTTGTTGCGATTGAGAACTATGCGTTTGGTGCAAGGGGTGCGCAGAACGATCTTGGTGAGTTACATGGCTGCGTAAAGATGCAATTGTGGTTGTCGATGCGGATTGTGCCCGTCCTTGTATCGACATCGTCCTACCGAAAGGTGCTGTTAGGCAAGGGCAATGCCACCAAGCAGCAGTCTTACGATTGGGCCGATAGTGTGTTGACAAACGCAGGCTTTCCGCCTACCACAAGTGATGAAGCAGATGCTTATCTCGTCGCAGAATGGTTGCGGCGGAAACAATTGGAGGAATCGTGAGTGATCTAGTCGTCATGCAAGGTGGTCAGGAGCATGTGGAGTTGCGCAACCGCGTAACCGAGCTGCGGAGGCAGGTTGAGGAATCGTATTGGGAGCTCTCGCAGGCACTCGCATCGATCTACCACGGGTCGTATTACATCGCGTGGGGCTTCCAATCTTGGAAAGAGTATGTGGAGGCCGACCTCGAGTTCGCCCTCCGCAAGGCGCAATACTTGGTTTCGATCCAAGATTGGTTCGGCAAGATGCGCCCCGACATCCAAGCGTGGGCCAAGGAGTTGGGGTGGACCAAAGCCAAAGAGTTGGTTGGCATTGTCACCGAAGACAATGCGGCTACTTGGCAGCAACGGCTGCAAGGTCTTTCGTATGCACAGATGACTGATGCGCTGAAGGGCGGCAGTGGTAGTGGCGATGGACTTGGCGGGCTGAAGCCGCTTGACGGGCCTAGCGACAACAGTGCTGCTGAGAAGCCGGAGCGCAAGGCGTTTGCCCTTTTCCCTGAGCAAAGTGCCAATGTTACTGCGGCGTTGGAAAAGGCAAAGAAATTGGCAAACACAGAGAAGGACGGCCACGCGCTCGACCTTATCTGCAGCGATTTCTTGGCCACCAATGCGGCGTCCGACGATTTCTTCTCCGTTGTGCGCCGCCTTGAAAAGACTAGCGGCATGCGCATCGTGGTTTACGATCAGACTGAGGACGTTGTTATCTATGGCGGCGATTTGCTTGACGAGATTAGCGGCGACGACGACGACTAGCCTGCTTGTGTTTGGGTGACGCCCATGTTGGCATGTTGCATGCTACCGTGGGCGTTTGCCTTTTTGCTGTAATGGTGCAATTGTGGCTGTGATGCGCAATTGGTTGCGTGGTGATGGAGGTTCTGATGTCGTCTTTGGCAGGGCAGTATGTAGAGTTGGATATCGGGCTATTGGATGCATCGGATTGGAACCCGAACCGCATGAAGGACAAAGAGTTCAAGCGGTTGGTAAAGAACATTGAAGACGGCGGCATGATTGACCCCGTACAGGTGGTACCAACAGACAACGGTAGGTACCGAATCATCGGCGGCCACCACCGCAAGTTAGCGTGCGAGTTGTTGGAGTATGCTACTTTGCCGTGTGTGGTGCTTGACGATCCTATGTGGCAGGACGAGGAGCGGCAAAAGTTAGAAACCGTGCGGCTGAACGCGATCAAAGGCAGCATGAGCGGCGAGAAGATGCTTGCCTTGTACAACGAGGTTGCGGCCAAGCATGGCGCAGAGGCCGTGGCAGACCTTATGGGCTACACGGACAAGGATGCACTGCGTAAGGCGTTAGGGCAGGCAAAGAAGGCGATGCGTGACGCGGGGTTGCCGCCCGAGGCAGAGGACGAGTTGGCGGATGCGGCTGAAGGCATAAAGACCCTAGATAACCTTGCCGAGATCATCCACCGTATCCATCAGAAGTATGGTGCAACGCTCAATCAGCACTTTATCTACTTTGATTGGGGCGGGAAGAAGAACCTGCATGTTGACGTGAACAGCAAGGCATTCAAGGCAATCGAAAAGATGATGACCGAGGTGCGCAAGCGTGGTCTAGATGCGGGTGACTTCTTTGAGGCATTGGCGTTGAATTGGCGTGCTGCGGTTGATGTCGAAGATGGCGGCGGCGATGAAGAGATTTACTAACAGCAACAGCGGCAATGAGAACTATGAGGGTCGTGGCGGCACCAAGCCTGATAGGCCGAAGGTAGGGCAACGCCACAGGCGCATTATGGCGATACCTGCGGATACGCGGCAGGTGTTGGATGAGCGGATTAGGTTTGGCTACCCGTTGACGGAGGTTGCTGCGTGGCTGCAGGATGAGGCAGGCGAGTGCGGCGACTTGACCCGCGATAGCCTAGTTACAACGCTCTACCGCTACCGCGAGGATATGAAGCCGATGGAAGTAGTACAGCGCATGCTGCCTAGCGTGGTGCGCGAGGCTGCGAAGCAGATAGAGCAGCAGGTTGACGAATTGGACGAATTGCAGCGGTTGTACAGGCTGCAGTGCGAGCGGATCGAGATCGGCGTGCAGTTTGAGAAGGCGAGCCGTGTGTTGAACAAGAACATGACGCAAGAGATTGCGCAAGCAGCAAGCCTGCTAATGCGCCGCCATGACATCAAGATGGACTTGGGCGTAGAGGGCGGGCGTAACCTTGGCACCATGACGTTGCGGCCCGAGTTGGGGGCGACGGTAAGTGGCAAGTACGATGTGGATATTATGCAGGCTGCGAACGACCCGATTAGCCGTGGCAAGGCGTTGGCAGTGGCCCGTGCATTGGCAGCATTGGATGGCGATGTGATGGATATCGATATCGACCCCTCTGCAGGTGCTTTGGATGATTGACAAGAACTCAGACGGCCGACATCAAAGCAAACGCACTGACGGCGAGAGCCGAGATCTGCTAATGCAGCAGTTATCTGAACTGACGCCGGGGCAGCGCAAGTTAGTGCAAGCAATGTTGGTGAGTGCAACGCGGGGCGATAGCTCGCTCTTCGATTACATGAACGAAAATCGGTGGTTGCGCAAACCCGTATCCGTCAAGCAGTTCCTTGAAGATCCGTACTACATGGGCAATTCAAGCCAAACCTTGTACCCGCGCATCAAAGAGGACTTGATCGATATGTTCGAAACGCCCGGCATACGCGAGGTGGTGCTAACGGGCAGTATTGGTTACGGTAAGACAACCTTTATCTCGTTTGCCACCATTCGGCTGCTCTACGAGTTGTCGTGCCTGCGTGCGCCACAGTTAGCCTACGGGCTATCGCCGGGATCGGAGATCGTGATCGCCTTGATGAGCAAGTCGCTGCACTTGGCGCGGCAGGTTATGAAGTCGGCGGTTGACGACAAGATCAAACTATCGCCCTACTTTATGGAGCAGTTCAAGCCCGAGTTTCGCGCCGACAACACCATGTTTCCTAACAACATAAGCATGTCCATCGGCTCCTGCTTCTCAGAGCGCATCTTGGGCATGAACGTCCTTGGCGGGGCGTTGGACGAGGCAAACTTCATGATCTCCAAAGGGCAGGTCATTGGCAAGAACGGGGGCAAGAAGGCGACGGTTGCGCAGTTCGACTTGGCCGAAAAGATGTACGCATCTATCGTTCGCCGTATCAAATCGCGTTTCTTGAAAGCACCACAGGACTTGCCGGGGCTGATGATCTTGGCATCGTCGGCAGCCACAATCGATAGTTTCACCAACCGTAAGATCCGAGACTCGTACAGCGACCCTGCGGTGTTTGTGCGCGATTACGCGGCGTGGGATGTGAAGCCGAAGCAGAACTTCAACGGCGAAAAGTTTTGGGTGCTGATTGGCAACAGCGCGGTGCGCAGCCGTGTGATCAAAGACAAGGTTGAGGCGGATGCGGTTGACAGAGGGTGGTTGGAGGAGCAGGAGTGCCGCATCATCGAAGTGCCAATCGAGTACTACGACGACTTTGACCGAGACTTGGAGAACGGCATACGCGACATTGCAGGCATAAGCACGCACGCCATTAGCGCGTTTATGAGCCGCATTGGGCGGATTGCCGATTGCACCAACCGCAGTATTGGCCACCCGTTCGAGACATCCGAGTACGAGTACGGCAGCGGCGCAAAGTTCTTGTGGAACATGTTGTGCAGGCCCGCAGAGCGGAAATTGCCGGGTGGCTACAAAGAGATCTATTGGATGCCGTTGCGCAACCCAAAGGTGGCTCGGTCTATCCATATCGATCCATCGCTATCAGGCGACAGCACAGGCTTTGCAATGGGCCACATTGAGCGGTGGGTAGAGGTGGTGCGGCGCGGCCCTGATGGCGAGGAATACAGCGACGTCGCGCCGTTTATTGTTGTCGACCTAATGCTGCGCATCAACCCTCCGCAGGGCGAGCAGATCTTCTTGCCCGACATCAGACGCATGGTCTACGAGTTGCAAGACCACGGATTCCATCTGCAGAGTTTCTCGTGTGACAGTTATCAGTCTGCCGAAATGGTGCAGCAGATGAAGGCACGCGGGGTAAAGGCCGACGTGGTGTCGGTTGACCGCACTATGGATGCCTACGATGCGCTAAAGTCGGCCATCTACGAGCAGCGGATTGAGTTCTACCACTACGAGCCATTCATTGCAGAATTGCGGGCGTTGGAGTATGATAGGGTGCGCGGCAAGGTTGATCACCCGGTTGCAGGCACCAAAGATGTCGCGGATGCTGTTGCAGGCATGGTGTATTCGCTTGTAAAGAATGCTAACACAAGCAATGTTATCATGCCCGACATCGATTTGGAACAGCGCGAGAACGATGATTGGGTTAGTCAAGGTAAGATGATGATCCCGTCGGGGTCAGTGCAATCGGTTGCGCAGGGAATGACAGGGATGCCGCTTCCATTCATTATGGGCTAGTCAATGGGTATCGTATCGAGCATTACGAGCCGCGTCAGCAAGTGGTTTGATGCGGACAAAGAAAAGATAACCATACCCCTCAAGAAGGGTAACGACGAGTCGCAGATCGCAGGCGGGCCCGGCGGCGGTATGGACAATGGCTTTTCGGGCTACGACCAACTCAGCGACCAATTGCACATGGAGGACAGCCTCCTGTACCGTTATGCCGATTACGAGGAGATGGACGATTATCCCGAAATCGGCTCCGCCCTTGACGTCTACGCCGACGATGCAACGGTGCAGGACGCGCAGCACAACACCTGTATTTGGCCCGTGTCGCCCGATCGCATTGTGCGCGAAATCCTAGACGACCTGCTGTACCGTAGGTTGCGCATTGACGAAGATATCTACGCCTTGACTCGTGGCTTGGCAAAGTACGGTAATGCCTATGCCGAGATCTTGGCGAACGATACGGGCGTAGTCGGTTTGAACTACCTGCCTGCACCTACTATGCGGCGCATTGAGGACGAGAAGGGCAATCTGATTGGCTTTGTGCAATCGTTGGATAGCCGTTTCTTGATGGACAGCCGCAGCATCATTGCCGACATAAAGAACAAGAAACTGCCCGAAGGCACAACCTTCTTTGAGCCATACGAGGTGGTGCATTGGCGGCTGCAAGGCAAGCGGGTGCATACCACTTACGGGTACAGCATACTTGATAGTGCGCGTTGGATCTTTCGCCGTCTTGTGATGGCCGAGGACAGCGCACTGATCTACAAACTGACGCGGGCACCTGCTCGGTTTGCCTTCTATGTCGATACAGGCAATCTGCCCCCTGCACAGCGCACGGCGTATGTGAATCAGGTCAAGCAGGCGTACAAGAAGAAGAAGTTATTCAACGCGGCCACGGGCAAGTTAGACTTTAGGGCCAACCCGCTTGGCATGGACGAAGACTTTTGGATCCCGACTGCAAACGGCGTCGATTCTACCCGTATCGATGTTGTGGCCGGGCCCGATTATCAGACGACCGACGACCTCGAGTACTTCCGGGGCAAACTGTTTTCTGCCCTCAAGGTGCCACGGCGGTACTTGGGCTTTGATGGTGGCGAGAGCCGCGCCTCGTTGTCGCAAGAGGACGTGCGGTTTGCACGCACCATACAGCGGCTACAGCGCGAGGTGCGTAATGGCTACAAGAAGGTATGCCGCATCCACTTGGCGGCGTTGAATGTCGATCCCGATCAGCTCACCTACGATCTGCGGATGACGACGTCGTCGTCGATCTTCGAGTTGTCGCAGTTAGAACTACTGAATGCGCGTGCGGGTGCTGCAGCGGCGTTGGTTGAGTATCTGCCCAAAGAGTGGATTTTGGAGAAGATCTTCGAGTTCCCCAAAGACGATGCCACCTACATACAGCAGACAAAGAAGAACGAGATGCGCGACGAAGCGTTGTTCAATGCCGACACCGAGTCAAAGGCAATGGCTGCAGCGCAAGCAGGCATGGGCGGCGAGGGCGGGGTGCCGCCCGAAGAAATGGATGTTGGTGCAGAGGCAGGGCAGGCTGCTACGGCTGCAGAGCGGGGCGCGGATGCCACGGCTACGGCGGCAGCGGCTACGGAGCAGGCATGGCGCAAGTTAGATGCTAGGTTGCGGCTGCTGCAGGAGCAGACTGATAAACTGAACAGGCAACAGGCAGACTCGACTAGGTTGGTTGGTCGCGTGTTGGAGGAAATTGCACCTGCTGTACGCAATGTACATAAAGAGTTGCGTAGAGGTTTGAGTCGCAATACAAACAATGCAGAGCGTAAGAGAAGGTACAACAATGGCTGATGCTTTGGTTGCAGGAAAAGCGTTGCAGGAAATGCGTAGCGGCAGCATCGAAAGCATCATCGACGCCGCTACCGCGTTGGCCGAGGCGTACTTGGGCAAGCCCGTAGATGTGTTGGCTACGCACCATGATTGCATGTATGTGGTTGTCGAGGGCGAGGAGTGCATCCGCAGGCTTGGCATCAAGACTGATCAGAAGGGTCCGCATATCGTATCCAACCGCGTGCGTGACGGCCTTGTGACTGAGGCTACAAAGGACAAGTATGTAGCATCGCTACTGCGTGAGGCTGCTACGGCGTTGGCACTTGGCAAGGAGTGCAACCAATTGCGCAGCATTGCCCTGTTGGCCCGCAAGGGTGGTAGGTATTTGTTTGCCGAAGAGCGGGATGCGGTGTTGGCTACAAAGGATGCGCCGCAGTATTGGGAAGAGTTGTACGAAGCCAACCGCAAGGACATCCGCAAGGCCGCTTATGGCGGGTTGCGGGAGGAGGAGGCGCGGGTGCCAAAGAGCCGTTACGGCATGTTGGCTGTCGATCGTGTGGCTGCGTTTGATGGCGATATCAAAGAATCGCTTGCATCAATCTTTGTGTTGGTGCATGAGGTTGCTCAAGATATTTCAAGTATCAAGGATTCGGCGGTTGTTGCTCACGGTTGGGATGCAAAAAGAGCATTGGAAACAATGCGCATCGAGTGTAAGGCGATTTTGGGCAGCGGAGCAAAGGCTCTCGAGTTGTCAGAAAGCATGCACCTTGCAGACCTTGCTGTGATGCACGACAGATTGGCAGATGTTACAAAGGCGTTGTTGGTTATGCGCCGTTTCTTGACTACAAGCACAAGCACTAATTGAGGAGTGACCTATGAATGACGATCGCATTGTCCGTTCTCTAGACGAAGATTTTGCCAAGATTGGTTGGGGCGGTGGCACCAAGGAGCTCAACCGTCTCAGCAGCAGCCGTCTTGATGAGTCTTTGTACAATTCGCCGCCCGTGCAGTTTGATCCGATTGATGGCCCGACGGTCACGATGGATCTTCTGAACCGCATTGCCGACCTTGACTTTGATTCGCTCAGCGGCGACGATTTCAACGACATCATCGAAGGCCTCCGCGACAAGGATCTGCCTGATGGCGATCACGAGTTGGCCGAGGCTGCCGAGGCAGTCGTCAAGGCTCTCCTTGAGTCGGCTCGCAAGCAGGTTGTGCGTGACAGCATTACGGGCAAGCGTGAGGTGAGGGCTGCATCAGGATTTCGCACCACGGACGACGGCAAGATTGAGAAGATCACTGCGGGCGAAAAGATTAGGCAGGGCAAGAAGCGTGACATTTACGACCGCAAGAGCAAGGCGGTGCAGGCTCGGTATGATCGAGGCCGTGGTAAGCGTCTCGAGAATAAGCGGAAACTGCGCAAAGGCCCCGGCAAGAAGCAGCGCGTGAACGCGGATGCCGTCTCTGATGCTCTTGCGGCAGATCTGTACAACATCCTTGGCGAATCCGATAACAGCAAGTTTGGTGCATACGGCGACACCGTGTCGCGTGTTGCCCGCATTATGAGCTTGCTTGAGTATGCGCTTGGCGAAGATGTTGGTGATGTGCTTGAGTCGGCCTACGAGAAGATGGAAAACTCGTTGCTCACCGAGAGCAGCGACCCTGCGCGTGCCTTTGAGCCTGCGCTGCGCGTGATTGCGCGTTGCCTTGAGCAGATTGATGAAATGGGAAACGACTAGTAGAGGGCCGCAAGCGGCGCACAGCCTACTCTAGTGGCCGCCGTGAGGTGGCAGGCTTGGAGGGATTTAGGGCTGATGTTAGGCTTGATGGCAAGAAGACGGATCGCAAAGTAGCACCACGGTTTAGACGGCGTGCCGAGTTGGGCATTGGAATTGACCGAACGCCGTTCAAGTTCAAGGATTGGAAGATCGCATGAGCAAACAGTTACTAATTGATGCAATGCCGATCAAACTTGCTCTCCAAGAGAGCGAGGGTGGCAAGATGATTGCGCGGGGCGAGTTCGCCCGCTGCGATGTGCCGACACAGAACGGGCGCACCTACCCGCGTGGCGTGTACGAGCGCGAGGTGAAGAAGTTACAGGAGAGTGTTACCTCCCGCCGTGCCTTTGGCGAGTTGGATCATCCTGATGACGGCAAGACGAAATTGGCCCGCGTCAGCCATGTTATCACCCGCCTCGATATCGATAAGAACGGCGTGGTTATGGGCGAGGCTGAGATCTTGGACACCCCGAACGGGCGCACCCTCAAGGCAATCCTTGACAGCGGCGCAGAGGTAGGCGTATCGAGCCGTGGCTTTGGTAGCACCAAGCAGATGCCCGATGGCTCGTCTATGGTTGGCGAGGACTTTATGTTGCGCTCGTTTGACTTCGTTGCCGACCCTGCAATGAAGACTGCGTACCCGCAAATCTTTGCCGAGGATGTTGAGGTTGAGTTTGGCAACCCGTCCATCGAGGCCGAGTTTCCTGAATTGGCCGAAGACATCCGCGCCAAGGAGCGTGCTGCGGCAAAGATTGACGCCGAGGCTGCGGTAGCGGCAATGATTGCGGCTAACGACGACAAGGTGCGATCTGCCATGCAGGAGCAGTTTGAGAAGCGTTTGGCTGAATCACTTTCGGGCATCCGCGAGAGCGTTGCAGAGGGGCTGCGCGAAGAGTTTGCTGCTGACCCTGCCGTTGGCGGAAGCAAGGCGGCATTGGCCAAGATTGCAGAGATTGCGGGTGTGTTTGCACAGCAGGGCGATGAGGTTGCGCTGCGTGATGCAATCCGTGAGCGTGATCTCAAGATTGGTGCAATGAAGGAGAGCTTGGACAAGGCTGTAGATTTGGCCCGCCGTACCACTTATGCACTTGTGGTTGAGCAGCGGATTGGCGGACACCCTATGGGCGAGCGCATCCGCAAGATGCTTGGCGATATTGCATCGTTTGACAGCCGCGAAGCGTTGCAGGCGCGGTTGGAGGATGTTGCCACCGAGTACGACACGATTTTGACCGAGCGGCAGCAGCGGACGCAAGATGTGCATGAGGCCGAGATTGGCGAATTGCGTGAGCGCATCGCTGAATTGGAAGGCGAGGTCGAGGAGCTCGAGGCCGAAATTGAGGCAAGCACCGAGAGCGCAGAAACGAGCGAAGATCGTTTGCGTGAAAGCCTCGAAGGCATTGCGCGAAAGCATACCTCTGAGATCGATGACTTGCGCAGCCAATTGCGCGAGGCGGTTGATACCGCTAATGGCTACCGTAACCTGCTTGAGCAGGAGCAGGACAAGACGCAATCTGCACAGGTTGATGCTTACAAGGCACGGCGCGTTAGCGGGCACACAAACTCAAGCAAACTGTTGTCGTTGCTAGAGGGTGTGCAGAATGAAAACGCAATTGATGCGATTGTTTCTGAAAACGGTACAAAAAACATTGGTGCAAGTGACTTACAGGGCTTGCGCGAAAGTTTGAAGCGTGGCAGGAGTAACCCGGCCGCAATGATGGAAGAAGTCACTGCAGCACCTAGCGTTTTCAGAGACCCAATGTTGGGTGGTATGAGTGCAAATCAAATTCTTGAACTTTCAGGCATCAAGCGAGTGAGGTAATACATGGAGAGTCGTCGGCTATTGTCAGAACAGGGGCAGGGTACCGCAGCGGACCAAGGGTTTGTACAGCGCGTTGCGCAGAAGTGGAACCCACTTCTCGAGGGCGTTGAAGATCCGTGGAACCGTGGCGTACTTGCCATTCTCCTCGAGAATCAGATGGGCCACCTGCGGTCGTTGAACGAGGAAACTCTTTCGACGGGCGTTGGCTCGTTTACCAAGTACATCTTCCCGATCCTCCGCCGCGTGTTCCCGAATCTGATCGCGAATCAGATTGTTTCGGTGCAGCCCATGACGTCGGCTGTTGGCGGTATCTTCACCTACGAGTACAAGTATGGTGCAACGAAGGGTACGACGACTGCAGGCGACAACCTCATTCAGGACTTTCAGAAGTACTACTCTTCTGAATACATTGATTACGAGGTGAAGGTTGCAGGCACGCTCACTAACGGCGTAAAGACGGTTTGGAACAACGCGACCAACGCCACCGACCGCTCGCCGTTCAAGTGGCTGCCCGTTAGCCCGCTCAACACGAGCAAGGGCTACTTGGTCACCTTCTATTGGACGAGCGGTGGCTTGCTCAAGACTGCTACCGACAACGGTTCGGGCGTGCTTTCGGGCGATGCTACGGGCACGATCGACTACACGACGGGTGGTTGGACGATTGACACCACAGGTAACATCCCCGATGCTACCTTCCCGATCTACTCGACCTACTACTACCTCTCGGAGTTGGTTGCTAGCACCACGGCCCCTGCGGTCAACGGTACGCTCTACGCCAACACCAATCAGGTTGCGCAGATCCCGGACATCAACCTCGACATCACCCTCAACACCGTTACGGCCATTACCCGCAAGCTCAAGGCTCGTTGGTCGGCTGAGGCTGTTGACGATCTTCGCGCCTTCCACGGCCTCAACGCCGAAACGGAACTCGTTGCAGGCATGGCGAACGAAATTTCGCTCGAGCTTGACCGCGAGATCATCACCGACCTCATTACGGGTGCGCAGTTTAGCGCGTCTTACTCGTTTACGACCGGCCCTGCCCGCCCGACTGCCGCCAATGGTGGTCAGTTCTCTGAAGTCGATAGCATCCGTGCGTTGCTTACGATCATCGAGTCGGTTTCGGCGCAGATTCACCGTGCCTCGCTTCGGTCGCCCGCGAACTTCCTCGTGGTGTCGCCCTCCGTTGGTGCAATGCTTGCGCAGCTCACCTCGCATGGCGACTTCATGGTGATCAACCGTGCGCTTGAGCCGCAGGTCTCGCCCTCGTATGGCCCGATGAACTCGAACTTCGGTGTTAGCCGCCTCGGCACACTGATGAACAAGTTTGCCGTGTATCAGGATCCGTTCCTTGACCCGGCTTCGACGGGTGCTGCACCTAACATCCTCGTTGGTCTCAAGGGCTCGAGCTTCCTCGACGCAGGCTATGTGTACGCACCGTACATCCCGCTGCAGGTGACGCCGACCTTCCTTGACCCCGATGACTTCACCTTCCGTAAGGGTCTGCGGACTCGCTACGCCAAGAAGATGCTTCGCCCCGAGTACTACGGCGCGATCACGGTTACGGGCTTCCCGACCATCCTCGGTATCTAACCTGTTGCCCTGCATAGGGCATGGTGCTAGGGTCGGGCTACCTACGGGGGCTCGGCCCTTTGTGTTTTTGTTGGAGGCGGTCTGATGGCTAAACTGTACACTGTGAATGATAGGAACAAGGCCCGCAAGTGGCCGATTCAATTGGCTAATGGGCGGGTTGTTATCCTGCACGCAAATCGTTGGACTGAGTCGGATGAAGATCTATCTGATTATGTGCGTTCGGGCTTTGTCAAATTCCGCGACACGGATTTGGATGTTGCCGTTGTGGCAGCACCTCCTGTTGCTGTGGTTGCGCCTGTGGTTGCGCCTGTGGCCGCTGTTGTGCCGCGTGATCCTATGAGTGCGTTTGCTGCTGCCCTAAACAGCGCGTTTGCAAAGCCTGCGCCTGCTGCACCTGTAGAGGCGCCGGCAACCGCAGAGGAATCCTTGACGGTTGAGGCAGATGTAAAGCAGGGCTTTACTACTGCGTTGCCCGAGCCTGTTGCGCAACCGATTGCACTTGATGTTGCGGTAGATGATACGCAAGAAGTCTATGCATCTATGACCCGCAATGCGCTGTGGGTGCTTGCGACGGAGCGTGATTTGGTTGGCAGTTTGGATTACCGCTCGACTACAAAGACGCAATTGGTAAACCTTCTCGTCGCTCACTTGGAGGAGTAATTATGGCCGCTTTTCACGAACAGATTGCAGCCGAGGCGATGGCAATCAGCGAAGTCGCTGTTGGTGATTATGTGCGCGTTGTTACCCGCATGGGTTCTGATGTTTGTCGCGGTACGGTCATGCGCATCTTTCCGTATGGTGCAGTGCAGGTTCGGTCGTTTGATCTCGAGCGCGGTGGCCGCGAGGCTACGATTGAAAACATCTACGACACCGATCTGTACATGTTGCTGCCTACGCCTGCACCTGAAGTTCCTGACCGCGCATTGGATGTGCCTGTGTTTACGGGTGAGTTGCCTGTGTTGGTACCCGTGGTGGGGGGCGAGGTTTTGGCGGTTTCCGACGTTGGCGAATCCTACGAAAAGCCTGTGCTTTACCTAGATCGCGGTGATTGGCGTGTGTACCCCGACGGAACTCGGTATCACCTGTCTGCGGTTGCGTTTAGTGATCGCATTCAGGAGGACGAAAAGCAGGACATTGACGAGGCAAAGGCAGCCAAGAAGGACGATGGCAAGAAGGCCTCTGCCAAATCAGCCGACCCCCGCAAGGACACCCGATCTACTGCCGCCAAGGTAGATGTGAACTTGCTGCCAAAAGACTTGCAAAAGCGGCTGCGTGGTGTTGGAGAGTTGGACGACGATGCGCGTGACCGTGTGTTGTCTGCGATCTCTGACGCTGCAATGCGGTCTTTCAAGGCTGTTGGCGTGCGGGATGCCGAGATCTACAACCGAGTGGTGCTTATTCAAGATGCGATCAAACCCGTACTAGGGATTGCACATGGCAGTGATACAAAGCGAGACTGAAATCAAAGGCTACATCGAGCGCACATTGGGCGGCGGTGTAATCGAGATCGAGTTGACGGAAGATCAGTACACTGACGCCATCGACGAGGCTAAGTTTTGGTTCATGGGCCTAATTGGGCAGATGAAGAACTTGGTCTTGGACATACAGCCCGGTGGCGGCGCGTATGATGTTGCACCTGACTGCTTGTCGGTTGTCGAGGTGTTCTTTGATCTGCAGCGGGCAGGCATCTTTGATCAGTTTTCATGGGCAGGCGTGGAGCTGAATCCGCTTGGGTTTGGTGCATACGGTTCCTACAATGGCGTAGGCTCGATTGGCGGCGGTTACTCTGACCTTGTGCAATCGATGCAGTACCTAGACCAAGCGCGGCGCATCCTGTCTGCTGATCGCGATTGGGAGTGGGATTACCAAGCCAAGAAATTGCGCATCATGCCTACAAGTGGCGATGTCGGCAGCAAGGTTTTCTTGGTTTACATGACGGACGACATGGAGCTGAGCAAGATTCGGCCCTACGAATACAGGTTGCTCCGTAGGTATGCTTTGGGTAATGCTATGGAGACGCTAGGCAACATCCGTGGCAAGTACTCTGATGGTCCAAGCGCATCGGGCAGCATTACGCTAAACGGCTCTGAGTTGATTGCGAATGCAGATTTGGTTCGCGATGTGGTGCGAGAGCAAATTTTGCAATTGCGCCCGCCTGCGAATTTCTTTACAGGCTAGTTAGACAGATAAGCAGGAGTTGCAATGGCTCGTTCTATGTTTGATTTCATCAGCAGCACCAATGCGTTGCTAGAGAATGTGGATGCCCACGATGAGTGGATGGCACACTTGGACAATGTGCGCGATACGCGGGCGCAGGCAATGGCCGATTACGCGACGATGATTAGCACCGAGTTCGATGACCGAGCAAAGGAGGTTACGGCACGGGCTGCCGCGAGCCTTCAAGAGCAGCTCAATTCTGTTGGCATTACCTTGGTGCCAATTGATAAGGTAAACTACCCAAGGCGGCATGATTTCAGCGGCCCGTATCGGTATTACACCGGTGAGGTGCTGTACTTTGATCCCGCCCGCAGGTCCTACTTTGATGGCAAGACAAACCGACACATTACTATGACGGAGGCAAGAGAGCGCATGGGACACTACAGCAGCATTTTTGAGGATGAGAATCGTTCTGACAGCGAGTTCGCTGCCTTCTTTGACGACCGATCGACGGCAATCGAAGCCTACACGGCTGCCATTGACCTTGGTCTTGCGGCAGGCGAGGTTACCTACGACCCGACCGTCAACCCGCGCTACGGCGTCGGTCAGTACGCCGTCCGCATTGCACCACATGTACCTGTTACCAAGCCCAATGCTTTCTACGAGTTCCTTGACATGGTTTACGACCACGTCGTGGAAGAGGATGTGGATCAGTTTGAGTGGCTGATGGCCGAGACGCAGGAGTACCTTACGGAGCTTGAGGCAAAGCGCGGCGGTGATCTCAAGAAAATGAAGAAGAAGTCGGGCGCAGCGGGCCTGCCTGCCGGGCCGTACAATGGCAATCCTTTCCACGATTCGCCTGTTGGCAAGTTTACGAGTTTGCCGCGCCTGCCTACGGGCTCGTTTTCGAACAAGGGCCAATACCTTGCGGCTAGAAAGAATAAGAAGGGCAAACTGCAGTTTACCTTCACCAAGCTCCCTTGTGGCCGCAAGGCTCGCGGCAAGGGCACGGGCAAGAACTTTGGTCGTCGCTGTTGGGACGGCAAGATTCCCGCATGGGCATCGGGTGGCGAGGGCGATGGCCGCAAGGTCATCAAGAGCAGCATTGCTCGCGGCGTGTACGGGCACCACGGGCAGCTCGGCAGGGGCGCAACCAACCGTGGTCGCCGCTAACTAGCATAGGGTAACATGGTGCTGCGTGGCTCTCTACGGTCCAAGTGCAAAGGAGTTGAAACTCTACCGCTCGTTTGAGCGGGAGCGTATCAACCTGTTTGGGCAGCAGGTAGATTACTATGTGCTGTCACGCGGCACCAATGTTGACCCTGTGTACAACGAGCCCGAGCCCGATTGGGCCTTTACCGCTTACTCGTTGGTTGCAGGCGTTACCTATCAGCAGCAGGACAACCGCGATCCATCGGTGCGTGACGAAGGCTTTGTCGTTGAGTTCGACGCCGAGGCCTACATCGCGTTTGACGATTGGCAGGCTACGGTTGGCGCAAAGCCCCCAAAGGAGGGCGATGTGCTGTTTACGATGGCCGAGTACTTCGATGTCGTAAACGCCGCATCGGGCGGTAACTTTGTGGATACCGTGCAGGTGGTGGGTTACAAGATCCTGCTGCGCAAGCGGGCGAAGTTCGCGCCGCAGCGCAAGTTCGAGCCCGAGAGTTAGCCCTCGATGCAGGCTGCGAAGGCTGCCTTGAGCTCGGCTGCCGCGCTGCTCTGAATGTCGTACGACTCGGCGGGGCAGAACGGGTGGCCCTTGCGGGCGTTGGTGTGGCGCATAAGCGCGTCAGCGAGGCGTTGGAGTTTGTTGTGGTCGTTGGTGATCTGCATTGCTTTTCTTACGCGCAACCGATTGCGCTCTCGAGGGTAGCCGAAGTTTAGCACGGAACGATTGTGTGTCAAGCAGTATTGTGTTGGCGTGAATGTATTGTGTTGGAAGGAATGTGTTGTGTAGACTCGCATGCTGTGCTATGCAGTAGGCAACGGAAAACGGAGGCAGTGATGGCGTTTGATAGACTTGCAGAAGAACTGACAGAGGTGTTCAAGACCGCTCCTCACCCGGGCAAGGGCGTGCCGCTGCCTGACGATCTGTTCACCGACCCCAAGGACCCTGCTGTAAAGCAGGTGGCGGTTGATGCAGTAAAGCAGGCGGGAACGGAAGAGCGTAAGAAATTCGTTACCCTCTTTATCTACAACCTGTTTGGCGAGTTGCATGCAGCCGACCTGTTGTCTCAGAAGTTTACTGCCAAGAACAACGATTACACCGAAATTGGCACTGCTGCTGATTTGGCATCAGAGCCGTATGTTAGCGCGGATGGACGCGATGTTCTTGATGTCGATCCAAGGGCTATGTACGCCTTTGATAGCAAAGGCAGGTTTCTAACAGTGTACCCCGATGGTAGGCCGGGAATTTCTACTCTTCGCCCCGGCAAAATCAAAGGTGGGGGTCGATTTGAGAAGGATAAGTTCCAATCAGCAAACCTCGACAAAGAAAACTATGCGGGCAATGTACGGTTCTTTCAGTCTGCCCTAAACGGCCAACCTGTAACGCCTAAAGTTTTGGGTTGGAGTGGATCTGAAGGCACTACTATCCCGACCGACAGAGGCTCAGAAGCGGCCAAGATTGTCGACGATGTTGCAGCCATTGCAATCCTAAAGGCATGCTCTGACATGGTGTTCAGCATGGAAGGGACTGCGAAATCGGCGGGCGATTACAAGAAGGTATCGCCGCTTGATACGGGAGAAACGACGACTATGGGTCGTTGGTTTGGCTACTCCCGCCCGTACAAGTTCACGCTAACTGCGCCGCTCAAGATTGACGGATTGACGGATACCGACAAGAGCGTAATCAAGGACGCCGTGCAGGGTGCCAATAGGTTTATTGGCGGGGCTGCCGATTACGGATCGGGAAGTTTTCAATTGACCTTTACTAAGGTGGTTGACATCAAGATTGGCATGCGGGCCGGGCGGTTTGACACCGAGACGATGGGCAGTTTGGACTAGCATGAGGGATGTTGCGGGCGCGGTAGCAACCGGCGTATCCTTTGTGTGCGCCACCTGTGACCACTTTTGGTGGGGCATTGAGCGGGGGTTGCCGCACTGCAAGGCGCATGTGGATAGGGTGGCGTGCGGCGGGCCTATTACGGGCCTTGCGTACCCGCGCTACAGTGGCCCACTCGTAGGCAACCTGCGGCACTTCTGCTTTGCGACGGGCGAGGCTGCCAAGTTTGTGATATGCACCAAGGATGGTGGCGAGGTCGGGGCATCTGATCGCGGCATCGAGTTGGTGCAAAGTTACAGTGTTGGCGGGATTCGACCCCGATTCATATCGGGCGAGCGGGTGGATGTGAAGCGTGGCTAAGGCAATCCTAAAGTACCGCCCGCAAAGTGTTGCCGAGTATGCGGCAGTGCCCGACATCTTTATCACCCAAGAGAGCGTGAAGGCGGTGAACAAGTGGGCAGCGGCAGTGCAAGAGCGGTACGAGGATGGCAAGCGCATGTTCCTGTTGGCATCGGCCAAAATCCTGCTCACTGCAATCAAAGGCAAAGCACCAACCATAGCAGGCGTTGGTAAGTATGCTGATTCGCTTGAAGTGGTTGTCGTCGACGGGCTGCGTGCCGAAGAGGCTGTAGCGATCATCTACAAGTACAAACAGCGGCGGCGGATAAAGAAGGATATGGACGGCAGGCGCATGGCGTTGTTGATAAAGCCAAGCGAAGGTGCGCCAAAGTGGGTGCGCGTATTGGCTAGGTACCAACCGTGGCCCGCGTACATGATACCTGTGGTGCCTGATGCAAAGGATGCGCAAGTGATTGCGCGGCAGGTAACAGAGACAGAGGGGCAGGACTTGCGTGATAGGCTGCTTACTAACAGACGCAAGATTGAGTTTGAGTTGCGCGACAACGGCTGCGAAAAACCTATCCGCACTGACACCAAGTTCAATGACGCCATTGAGGTTGTGGACGATGTTGCGTTTGAGGTGCTGCGAAGCGAGTTTGGCTACGGTGCAGGCAAGCAAGTATCGCATTGGCGGCCCGCGATGGCAGACTACGCGCAAGAGCTTTATCGCTTGCAAAACGCTTTTGTGCAGTACATAATGACGGGCAGGCGTGGCGAATTCGATCTGCCCGACTACAAAGAGTTGCAGGCGACTGATCTTCAGAACTATGACAAGAGTTTGCAGGATAAACTTGCACCATTAGCCAAGTTAGGTTAGCGGTGCGATGTAACATCGGAGGACGACATGGATATTCAGAAATTGAACCTTACGCTTGCCGACATCGAGGCCCAACTCCTTCACCGCATCCGCAATGCCGAGGCGGAGCTGTCTGAGATGGTTGACCCTGAGGACGAGACCGAAGAGGGTGAAGAAGAGGAAGAGGAAGATTACGAAGAGTGCGATTGCGAGGACGACGAAGATTGCGATTGCGATGACTAGGCTGCCGTAGCGCGGTGGCCGTCTAGGGGTTACTGCCATGGGCGCAATTGCAACCGTTTCGCTGCGTGACTTTGATCGGGGCATGATCGAGTCGCTTGGTGCTAAACTCATATCGTTCACCATCGACGGTGCCGAGAGGCAGGCGTATGCCCTTGCCATTGATGGCTTGCGGCCAAACTTAGAGTTTTACGGGCAACATGTGCCTGTGTTCTTTTCGACGCCCGAAGATGTGTTTCAGCCGTTTAGGTATCCTTGCGTCGTCGTGCGGCGCAACGATCTGCGGGCGGCCTTTGATCGCAGCCCGTTCTATGGCTCGCAACGGGTGCCTGCACCTAATGCCCGTCCTGTTGCCATAGCGGCGGGCAATGGCGTGCTGCGCGGGTACAGTAAGTATGTTACGGCGGCGTTGCCTGTGCCGTTTGATATTGGCTACGATTTGCAGCTCTATGCCCGCACCCAAGCAACGGGGCTTGTGCTGCTCAACCGCATCCTGCAAACTTGTCGGCCACCTTTCTTTTCTGTTGCAATCTACGACAGTTTAGGCGATAGACGGCTCTACGATGCAGGCGAAGTCACAATTGCATCAAACAACGAGTTGTCGGACGTTGCCGACCGAACGATTGCGTGGACCATATCGTTTGATATCCGTGGCGAGTTGGATCTGCAGGACCAACAGATAGAGGACAACATTGTTACAACGCTTGTGAATGTTGGCGTGCAGGTAACGACAGTGGTTGCAAACCTCAATGTGAACGCTAGGTTGAACATCAATACAAGAGTTTTGTGAGGTAACAGCATGGCATGGTACTACTACTCGGGAACTAGCATCCTTGCCCTGCCTGTTGGCAAGGGCGAGGTGTTGGCGGTGCGCCCGCATACGACTGTGTTTGTAGATGCTTCGGTTGAAAGCACCACCGCCTTCAAGCGGTTTGGCAGTGTGTTGCGGCGCACGGGTGCCCCGAAGGGCGCAAAGCCTGCTGTGCCTGCGCAACCGATTGCAGCGGCGGCTGTGGCTGTTCCTCACTTGATGTCTGATTCGTTTGTTGAAGGTAGTGCGGCTGTTGCTGCCAACCTGCAGACCAAGGTTGCCATTGTTGCAAAGAGCATGGCGGCGTTGGCGGATGAGGTTGGCGATGTTGTTGTGTCGGATGTTGCTGATGGTACAGAACAAGCAGCGGTAGAGGCAGAGGGCGTGGAGCCCGATGCGCCCGCTGAAGATGGGGCTGCAGAAGATGCCTTGCCCCGTCGCCGCAAGAGCACCAAAACGACTATCTAACCTGACAGGAGCGTTACCATGCCGACTTACACTTATCCCGGCGTTTACATTGAAGAGGTTGCGGGCGGACCTTCTGCAATCTCGGCCACCTCGCCCTCTACGGGTGCCATGATCGGTGGTGCTGTTGAGGGCCCGGTGAACGAGCCAACCCTCGTCACCACATTCCGTGAATACAGTGATTTGTTTGGTCCCTTTACGCCGATCTCACGCATGACTACGTCGGCGTTTGCCTTCTTTCAGAACGGCGGACAGAACCTTGTAGTAGTGCGCGTTGTGCCTGCTGATGCCGATAAGGCAACGGCTTACATTGCAGAGGAGGTGCCGGCGCCCGAGTCGCTTACTGCCGATGCGGGCACTTTGACGGCTAACTTTGCTGCGTTTACGGGCGCGAATGCAACGGCCAAGAACCCGATTGTACCGAGCGACCCTGCTGCGCTGCCCACGCCTATCGTCAATGTGACGATTGTGATTACGGGCGGTGGCACTGCCAACGGCACTCTGAAGGACAACGGTGCAGGCGTGCTTGTGCCTGCGGTTTCGGCTGTTGGCGTCAGTGGTACGATTGACTACGATACGGGCGAGATTACGATCAGCGGCCCTGCAGGCAGCACCTTGAATGCTGCATCGTTTGTCATCGATTACTTCTACAAGACCTTTACCTTCAATGCCAAGTACGAGGGTGCGCGGCCTAACGACTATGAGTTGGCGTTTGCGGGCGACAGGAACTTCTACGACGCCGCCACCGCCTCCTACAGCCGCTACACTCTGCAGGTGCTAGATACTGCGAATAACGATGCGGTGTTGGAGGCCTTCAGCGGCCTCGTGTTCACTGACCCGACGAGTGCTAACTTTGTGGTTACGGTGTTGAATGACCCTGCGACGGGTAGCGGCTACATTGCTGCTGTGGCCGAGGGCAACAACGAGGGGCTGCCTACGCTTGACGGCACCTTTCACAACAACGAGACGCTTGTGCCTGTGCCTGCTTATGATGGCGTGACGCGGGAGTTCGAGTACACGCTCGCCAACCCCGTATCGCTCTTCACCTTTGCGGCAGAGTTTGAGTTCGAGGGCGCGGCAGTTACGCCTGCTGTTTCGGTTGTTGGTGATACTTTTGCAGTTTCGGGTGCATCCAACAGAGTGTTGACCTTCCCGCTGCCGATTGACTATGCGCTGTTTGCTGCGGATGTTGCGGCGGGGCGTTTGACGCTTGCTGCGGCGCAGACTGACTTGAACGGGACTCAATTGGTTGCGAGCGCAAACCCCGATGTTGCGGGTGCGGGCGTGTTTGCCAATTACACCTTCCTCTACAACGGCCTTAGTGGTGCTGATACCTTTACAATTTCGGCGGGTCCAACTCTTGTGACTGCCAACATCGATGCAGCAGCATCGGGCATCGCCGTTGTTGGCGGCAACCTCGTAGCCACCATTACTTTGCAGGCGGGCAGTGGTAACGCCGACCCCGAGTTCGATCCTGCAGCAAATACTTTCGCTGCCACTTCTACGATTGCAGCGACTTCAACCTACTCGCTTGGCACCATTTTGCTTGCCGATGATGGCGAGGGTGCGGTGGTTGATACGGGCGCGGGCACGGCAGTAGGGCTTTCGCTTGAAACTGCGTCGACGGCACTGAACACGATTGATTACGCGGCAGGCGTTGTTACGCTTACTTGGCGGTTTGCAGAGAATCCTGCGCGTGGTCCTGCTTTGGTTGCCACTGAGCAGGCTGATTACTACGAGCCTGCTTCTGCGGTTTTGGTAACGGTTGGACTTGGCGGTGGCGACGATGGTTCGGCACTTTCGCGTAGCGTTGTATCGGCACCTGCTTTGGCTCTTGATGCCAAGGGGCTCTATGCGCTCAACCGGGTTGATTCGGTGCTCAATGTTTGCATTCCCGACTTTGAGGCCGATTACTTGGTGTCGGGCGATCTGATCGATTACTGCGAGACGCGCAAGGATCGATTTGGCGTTGTCTCCGTACCGACGGGCCTTACCAACAACCAAGCGGTAAACTACAAGCAGGTTACGCTTGCCAAGAACTCGTCGCGGGCTGCAATCTACTACCCGCACATTCGCATCATCGACCCCGTCACAGAGACGGAGGTGCTGCATCCTGCAGGCGGGCATGTGTTGGGTGTGTTTGCACGCAATGATGCCACTGCCAATGTATCTACCGCACCTGCAGGCGCAACCCGTGGCACGCTCGCCTTCTCGGTCGGCCTCGAGTTCAACATGACGCCCGAGCAGGCAGGCATTACGAACATTGCCAATGTGAATAACTTGGTTCAGTTCCCCACCACAGGCCGCGTTGTGTGGGGCGCACGGACGCTGCAGGTTGGCGGCGAGTTCCCGTACATTCAGATGCGGCGGCTGTTTATGTTCCTTGAAAAGAGCATCTTCAACAGCACGCAGCAGTTTGTGTTTGAGAACAATGGTGCCGCGTTGCAGGCGCGTGTGCGGCTTACGATTGAGAGTTTCTTGCTCACTTTGTTTACGAGCGGGTACTTTAGCGGCGGCTCGCCATCGCAGGCGTTTTTTGTGGTTTGCGATAGCAGCAACAACCCGGCCTCTTTGGTTGCACAGGGCATCTTGACTTGCGATATTGGCGTTGCACCTACGCGCCCCGCAGAGTTCATTGTGTTCCGCTTTCAGCAAAAGGCTTTGGAGGCCTAGTAACACATGGCGTACATTCCTGAAATTGTGATCCAAGACGTCGTCGCAGGTAACACCTTTACGGGTGTGCCTAGCGATGGCACGCTTGCGCCGATTGTAAAGGGCGCACCGTATTGGAATGGACGCGTGAATTACTATGAAGGCGGCACTGATGGCGGTGAGTACACTTCGCCTGCCGACGTTGGCACTCACATCGGTCAGATCATGTTCAAGGGCGAAGGCACTACGGGGTTTACCTTGTACTTGCGTAGCGCACTTTGGCCCGCTGCAGCACCGATTTCCTTAGATTACACTCTGTTCGATGACACGTCGTTGATTGACATCCAAGGCACGACTTTGGCGACGAAAGAGAGTTTCATCTATGCACCTAGCAGCATGATCTTTGTGCCACCAAGCCACAGTCTAGTCTTTGTCACATCAGGCAATCTGACTGCCACAGGGCGGATTATGTTTGTTGTTGGCGGTGGTTGGGGCTACAGAACATTTCAGAACGTCTTTCCCTAGAGGTGTAGTATGGCGCGTGCTCAATCTACTGATTTCTTGCAAAACTTCCGCTTCCACGTCCGCACACTAGCAACGGGTGGCACGCCGACTGATTGGAAGCCGATCGATTTTGATCGGCCCGATTCAGGTGGTACTACCGGCATCCCGTCTGCTACGGGCAGCGCAGGCTTTCAGTCGGTGTCGATTCCCGACACATCGATCGATGCCGTCGAGTATCGCGAAGGCACCTACAAGTACACCAAGAAGTTTGCGGGCGTGCCGACGATTGGCGACGTATCGCTCATGCGCGGCGTGGTGCCTACTGATACTGTGTTCTACGATTGGATGATTCGCGCTGTTGCAGGCGGCGAGTATCGGGCTGACATCGAGATCATGCAGTTCTCGCGTGGCAACATGGCTAACACCACCAACCCGGGCGAGAATTCTGCTGTGCCCGCAGAAGGTGCCCGCAGTTACAAGTGCTATGAGTGCCTGCCTACCCGTGCCAAGGCTGCGGGCGATCTTGATGCCACGTCGTCTGAAGTGGCGATGGCGGAGTGCGACTTTGCGCTTGAGTACTACACGGTAACAGTCGGTCCGACAACGCCGACGCCTGCGGGCTAGTAGTAGCGGGGTGGATCTTGGCTCGATCTAGAGATACAGATCCACTTCAAGGTTACTCGTTTTGGTTGTGCGATATTACTCCAAGCACCAAACAGCCGTTTGTAGTCTTGGGGCCATTGTACGCAGGCTTTCGCTCCGCATCATTGCCTTCGCTAACCGCGTCGACGCAACAGGTTGCGCCGATAAATGCTTACTACCCGCGCCACTATTACAGTAGTTTTGAGGTCGGCAGCATCACTTTGCAACGCGGCGTGGTGCGGTACGATTCTTCGTTCTATCAGTGGATGATGCGATCGATGTACGGCAACGACCGATCGCAGCGCAACCTGCTGTTGCTGCACCTTACGGGCACGGATCTGTTGGGTGTGGCTAATGATACGCCCAAAGGCGGCTCTTATGAAGATGCGGCCACGCCTGCAGGCATTCTTTATGTCGATGCTTTGCGGACTGTTGGCAAGGGCTACATACTGTACGATTGCATCCCGACACGGTACTCGGCAGGGGGTGAGCTTGATGCCACTTCTTCCGACATCGTGATGCAAGAGATAGAGCTGCAGCCTAACTACTTTACCGAGTTTTCGCTTGATCCTTCGCTACTTGCGGGCCTATGAATCGTCGAGTTGGAGGTGCCGATCATGGGTGAAGCAACAGAGAGCGCAAAGGCGGTGGAAAACATGCAATTTTGGGGCAAACAGAATCCGCTTCTGTACCTAATCGTCGTCCTCATCATGGGCGGCAATGGTGCAGGTCTTGTAACCAACAACAGTTTGCGCGAGGATGTGCAGGCGGTTGGCAAGCAGTTAGATGATGCAATGCGGAGGATTGAAGACCAAGAGCGCATTACTGCCATGTATCGCCGTGAGATCGATCTGCTCGATCGCCGCACAAGCGAACTTGAGGGCCGCGTAAAGCGGATTGAGTTTGATGTTGACGGGCGACCTGACACCACAGAAGACCAAAGGCGCAGGTAGCCGCCACTTGCCTTTGCCCGCATGCCAAGGTAGTGTACCTCAATGGCTAACATTGCATTGAAAACCTACGGCAAGGCACTGCTCGAGTCTGTCAACGAAGACAGCACCAAGGCAGGTACTAGCGATTTGGTGAAGCAGGGCACGCAGGCGTTGAATAAGACGCCGAGCGGGGCAGCGAGCACTGAGGCGGGCAGGGATGCGAACAAGTATGTCGTGCCATCGTCTGTGCAGCGGGCGGCAAAGAACGGCCTCGCGCTCCGCAAGGTGCGTGAGCGGCTGAAGGCAGATGGCAAGATTGGCTCGAGCGAATCGCTAGGCGGCACCGATATTGGTGTTGCACGGGCAGTACAGCTCGCATCGGGCGACAACATATCGGCATCTGCCATCAAGCGCATGGCAGCATACTTCACACGGCACGCCAAGGACAAGGATGCTGCGGGGTTTGGCAACGATGCCGAGCCTAGTGCGGGGTATGTAGCGTGGATGTTGTGGGGCGGCGATGCGGGCGCAGATTGGGCAAAGGGCGTGGCAGGGAAGATGGAGGAGGCGGTGGCCGCAACAACCTCATCACGCACCAACAAAGCCAAGCCGTTGCGTGGCAAGGGGCGTGCCATTGCCAACATTTACACTACATCGGATGTGACGCTGAGCATACAGCTCAATCTGAGCGATCTGCAGGCGTTGTTCAGTGGCAAAGAGGTTGAGATCACGGCCCGCGACTTGAAGCGTGCTGCAGATCAGAACAACATCTACCGCGTCTTTGTAGCCTACAATGCCAAGGGCAGCGAGGCGGTGTGAAGTCGTTTAGCACCATGCGTTACTTGGCGGGTATTGGCGTTGGCGTGATGCTGCCTGAGCAGCGCGATATGGCGGCAGCAGCAGTAGGCAACGCAATGCTGCCTGTGGCTGCGGCAGAGGTGGCTGTGGTGCCACCGTTTGCCAACGACAGCATTGCTACGCAGGACGAGTTGCGGGTGGTGCAAGAGGCGATGCGGCGGCACGGCAAGGCGACAAAGTTTGATGCAGAGGTGGATAGGAACAGCATTGCGCCGTTTGAGGCGTATGTTGAGCGGGTTGGTTTGCGGCTACCTGCAGGTTGGTTGCAAAGGTTGGCGGCATCGGCACTGCCGTTGCTGCTCGCCCTCAAGTTCCGCTACAACCGACCACGGCCAAAGGCGTTGGCGTTTATGTACGGGTTGGATTTGGTGCCGTTTGCGAGCAAGACTGCCGACAGCCCATCGTACCCTAGCGGCCACGCCTTCCAAGCCTACCTTGCTGCAGGTGTGTTGGCTAGGTTGCGCCCGCAGGATGCAGAGGAGTTGTACGGGCTTGCAGCTCGTGTCGCTCAATCCCGCATCAACCTAGGGCTGCACTTCCCGAGCGATGTTGAGTACGGCCAAGCACTCGCGCAATCGGTTGCGCTAACTGTGCCTATGCCTCCTACGGGATAATTGTTTGCAAAGTGGCAGGTACGATTGTTGTTGACACACGTCAGTCTTCCGCTAATCTTCGCATGTTCGGCAACGGTTGCCAACATAAGTGGAGGTTGTGATGAGCAAGCAGTCTGATATGTACAATGATGTGTGTGCGGCCCACATAGTCGTGAGCCGATTTGGCGCGATTGTAGATCGGGCACGGAGCATTGATAATACGCTCTGTGTTGTGGTTGGCAGCGGTGTTACGCTCTCCGTCTCGGCCTCGGCTGCAACGGACGACAAGGAGCTGCTCGAGGCTGCGCTGCGCATGCAGGCTGCCTTTGCTGCCTTCAATGCCTCTGTGACGGAGTTTGTTACAGAGGCCGCCCGCGCCAACCACACTGCAACGGTTGCCATGTATGCCAAGATTGGCGCATGCGCGTTTGAGCAGTAGCATGAGCAACGAGCGCGAGTTGGAGGTGGCCGCCGAGTACCGCGTTGCGGTGGTGGCCGCCTCGCGGGCGTTGGCTCTTGCGGAGGAGGGCGGGGCAGGTGTGAGTGCCGACGGATGGGCAGGCGATCTGCTGCAGGCGCACATTGCAGAGGCCGAGGCTGCTTACGCAAGAGCCAAAGAGGCGTGGGACAAGTTTGTTGCCCGCCGTAGTTTGAGCGACATGGATCTGAGCCGCATTGTGGCCGATGCGGAAAGGATTGACGCCTTCATTTGTTGGAAAGAATAACTTGCGTGACGCTACTGCCGTTGGTACCTATGCAATACACACGGCACTGCGGCGGCAACAATGGCGTACAGCGACAAAGAATTGAATGGCTACCTGCTGCTAATTGATGCGCAGGGCACGGCCACGGACGACGTTGCTGCACCACCTGTAGGTCAGACCGTGATCTACACGACCGAGCAAGGTCTTGTGTTGGAGCGTTCGCCAAACGAAGAGTTTGGCACGCGACAGTGGTTCCTCGATCAACCTGCTCTGTTGTCGGGCGGCGATACTGTTTCGGTGACGGATACGCCTCAATCGCTTTTGGACGCGCCGTACACGGTTCCCGACGACATTGACGCGGCTTTCCCCACCGTTTACCGCCTTGAGTTGCAGGTGTCTGTTTCGAGTTTTGCTCCCGATACAACGAGCATCGGCATTATGGTGCAGGCTACCGTGATTGGCGAAGCCTTCGCAACGCCACCCATCCTTGTTCCTTGTGATGCGGCTTCGGGGCTTGGCGGAGCCACCGTGACATTCTTTGTCTTTGCAGGTGAAGGGAATGTAGTAGATGTAATGGCTTACACGCTCGACGCTGCTGACGCTGCTGACGCATCGGTTTCTGTCGGGGTTATCAAGCGCGAGTTGCGTCTTTCGTTCGCCCCGTAGCACCAACAACGACTACACACTGTATTGATTGATTCACCCTTAGACTAGAGAGGTTGCGATGGCATACGAAATTGAGAATGGATTTGTTCAGTTCATTGACCGCGTTGGCACTTCGACCGCCAACCCCATTCCCGCTCCTGAGGCGGGCAACACTCTGCTCTACACCACGCCGCAGGGCTTGGTTGCCGAGCAGTCGGCTGCGACTTGGTACATGGACAAGCCTGTGTCGCTCACGCTTGTCGGCGCAGGTGCCGCGATTACGGGAACTGACACCTACGCCACGATCTTGACTGCTCCGTTCACGATCCCCAACACGGTGGAGAGCGACAGCAGCACGACGACGACCTACTGCATCGACATCAATTTCGGCTACACCTTTACGGGTGCCGCAGGTCGGTTTGGTTTCCTTGTGTTTCTCAACGGTTCGGGCGGCATCTTGGATTCGACGCACTTCGTTGATGCCAATGGTGCTGTTACCACCACGGGTACTGCCAACATTCGGTATTGGTTCACGGGCGCATCGGGCGACACGCTCGATGTGCAGGTCAAGACGCTCAATGCGGGTGATTCGCTCTCGATTCTCGCTGCCGCCACTCAGCCGCGAGTTGTCTTGGTTCGCCGCGACTTCTCTGCCTAAACGCAACCAATTGCGCTCATGTAACGCTTGCATGAAGTAACTAGATAGGTTACTTTGCGCAGGCGTTGCTGCTTTTGGAGGATGCTATGGGTATGTCAAGGTTGATTGAGGCGATTGAGGCGAATCAGAATTTCACCGACCTGCTCTACACGGCAGAGGTTGAAAACCTGCTCACCAACGCCAACCTACTCAAGTATCAACGCTCGGGCGGGCGGCTCTTGAAACTGAGTGACAAAAAATTGCATGAACTTATGGGCGTGCGGTTCTACTCGATTCCGATGCGCTTTGGCGTTGACGAAAACATCAACCTCGAGAGTTACTTTGGCGAATACGCATCTACCCTTGCAGATTTGATCAAGCAGGCGGGCGTGCGGGTACAGCAGTTCAAGGCAACGACAAAGAAGCCTAGCCCTGATATCGCGGATCGAATCTCTAAACTGCGCGACAAACTTGATGTTGCGCAAGGCGATACAAAGCATGGCCGCGCCGCACAGAAGCGTGCCGACCGTGAGCAGGAGGCTAGTTACCGCGATGCTACGGGCGGGGATCGTTGGTAGCAGGCGGGCGTGCGCGTTGACTGATTAGGCAGATTTCGGAGGTTAGCATGTCGTTTCGCGGGTTGATTTTTTTGCTAGACGAGGCGATCTCTGCGGCAGACGAAAAGGGTCTACGCAAGGATTGGCAGAAGGATATGCGCGGGCTGTTGGGCGCGGCTGTGAAGCAGAACAAGCGGGCCTACACCAAGCGGGCTGCTGCCCCTGCTGCACCAAAGAAGGCAGATGCAACCAAGTCTCCTGCCAAGCAGATGAAGGACGCTCAGCGGGGCAACACAGGCTCGAGTGGCGGCGAGGTTGATGGACCAAAGGGCGGCAACCGTGGCGCGGGCTTCAGCGGCTCCTTGGGCAACCTTGGTGGCGGTGGAGGCGGTGGCGGAAGCAGTGGTGGCGGAGGCGGTGGCGGTGGTGCTAGTGGCTCGATTACCTTTGGCGGCGGGAGCAGCAAGGCAAAGCCTAAGTCTGATGCCAACCCGTTGCGCGATGCAATGCAAGCATCAAAATCATCATCCGATCGAATTGAGGCGGTTACTGAACTATTGGCAAAGAGCGGATCAAAGGATGCCAAAGCTCTGTATCGGATGATAGAGAACAAGGACAGTGTCCGTTTCGCAAACTTCGCATCAGAAGAGTACGAAAAGGATCGCAATGCTGAGGGCTCGCAAGGCATGCAGATTGTGACGATTGCGCTTTCGGTTTCTAATTGGAAGGGCTCGTTTGAGTTTGTCTTCACTCTGAACATGGCCGATGGCGGAGACCTAAAGGTTTCTAGTGAAGTGCTAGTAGATCTTGAAATTTCATCGCTTGACGCGTTGGATGGGGCAGGCAACGGCGACATTGTGAAATTCAGTTTGGTTGACAGATTGACCGATGAGCCTAGCAATAGTCTTGCGTCTTTCTATCATGGCATCGTGCTAAACGGCGATGGCACAGCATTTGAGATGATGCTTGAGGATGATGCAAAAACAAAGCAACTCGCTAGGTGGGCAGGACAATTCGCGGGCATGATGGACACGGACAGCGATCCATCCAAGTTACCCCCCGGGACATACCTGCTTACCGATTTGCAGAAGCGGAACGGATTGGCAAACGCTATGGTCTATCTCCGCACTGATGGAACAAAATCGCGGTACAGTGTTGAGTTGGTATGCCGAGACAGCGTCGGCGACTACATTGAAATTGGCAATATCACTGATGGTGACGCCAAAAAAGTTACCTTGCGTGACTTCAATGCTGCGCTGCAGGTAGACCTTGATGCGTTGGACCGTTCTACGCCACCCGAGTAGGTGCAATGATGATGAACCGTAACTTGCGCAGTTTGGTTGAGCAGATGCAGGGCAACAGACGGGTGTTGTCCGAGGGCGGCGTTACATTCTACACCATTGGCCGTGGCAGCGATGCCAAGGCGGCGTTTGCGAATGCGCGTGCTAGGGCAGCAGCCAACATGGATGATGAGGAGCGCGATGAGGGCTACTCAGGCACCATCTTCGAGAAGCGGTCTTTCGTTCTGATCCCGCTGCCCAAGGGCGCGGATGCCCGCGAGTACGCAGGCGAGTTGATAAAGAAGGAAGACGAGCGTGTGGACGACAAGTGGGGTCCTGCAGGTGCAATTGATATTGGCAACGGCGGGTTTCTGTTCTTTGGTTGGGCGTCGTCGTGACTACAAGCGGTAACATTGCAACCGTGCCTATGGGATTCCTAATCGGTGCCCCTCCGCCGTGGCCCTACAATGGTGGCAATCCGCAGGATGTGCCGTTGTCGATGATCCGTCGCAAGCGGCGCAACCGAGTGCGCGTGATTGGAGAGGCGGTTACGGTTGTGCCCGCAGCATGGGCAGTCTTATCTATGTAGCAAAGATTTGACAAGCACATCGAGGTACTGTAATGTTCGTTGGTTGGCAGGGATTGGCCCTGTAGCGTTGTAGAGAGGTTGCTATGCGTGATAATGTGGTTGTGGCGGTGGTTGTGGTTGTGGTTGTGGCACTCGGGTACGGGTACTTGGATTTGATCAACAAACGCGACGACCAAGTGGTTGAACTTATGAGCAAGTGCCGTACCGATGAGGGCCGCGAGGCTTGGGCAGAGTGTGTGCGTGGCCTCAAGTAACCCACTAGCCTACATCAAGCAGGCAAACGCATACAAGACTCGGGTTGGCGACCTCGAGGACGCGTTGTCGCGTTTGTTGGCAGCCATTGACGGGCATCCTGTTGCCGACAACCATCCTGCAATCGCACACGCATACCGTAACGCAGCGGCGGTGTTGCAGGATCGCGTTGTGCTGCACCAAGGCGAGGTGATTGAATGAAGCCACCTGTAAGCAAGCAGTACTTTGCGCTACCACACGGCTTGTGGGGTCTTGTAGATGTGGCGATGCACTGCGAGTCGCTGATTGCACAACACCCCGATGCTGCGAGGCGCGAGGTGATTATGGCTGCGTACAAGCGAATTGAGCACAATGTTTCGTTGCGGCTGCTTGATTCGTACCACGACATTGAGTGCGAGGTTGATGCTGCTTTACAGCATGGTGCAACAGAGGTGAGCGATGACGGTAGATGAATACACGGAAGAGACGGGCATTAGTTTGCTGCGGATTGCGGGCGGCTACGACGATTGCATTGTAGGCGTCGACGAGTCGCATGGCCGATTGGTGTATGATGCCACGCAGATCGTTGCCCGCATTGCTGCGCGGGATCAGATTAGCGAGGACGAGGCTTTGGAGTACTTCCAATACAACATCGCATCCGCCTATCTAGGCACGCACACGCCTGTTTACATACGGGTAATGCAGTTTGATCTGCCGCCCCGAGTGATCCCTGCCGATGAAGTGGATAATGTTGTTGACAACGGGCAGGGGTAGTGTAAAGAAATGCCTAGAGGGATACCCTAAACAGAGGAGGGTGGCATGGCTCGTGGACATAGAAAGGTTGTTGATATTGCGAACATGAAGTTTCCGTTGGCCGAGGCTGCAGCTCGACTGCGCATCAAGCAGATGTATCAGACACAGTCTGATCTTGCGGGCGAGGTGGCGTGGTCTACTTCTACGCTTTGCACTCGGCTTGGTCGGCTTCGGTATCAGACCACCGACCACCGTTGGTTTGAGACTGTGTTGGCTATGCCCAAGGGCACGCTCGCTGCAATCAAGACGGGGCAGGAGTTGATGGATTTGGCGAACACAAAGGTTACTGCTGAGCAGCGGGCTGCTGCGGTTGCCGAATCTTTCATTGTGTGGGTTGAAGATTATGTCGCGTAATCCAAAGAGCCGAGGTCGGGCAAAGCGGCCCGAATGCCGCAGGCACATCAACGCCTGTGCCATCATCAAAGTGCGGGCCACTCAGGTCTACGGGAGCCTTGCCAAGTTTGGCATACGGGCAGGGCTAAGTAGGCAATTGCTGCATTGCCGCATGCGGAGTGCCGAGGTTTGGAACCCGAACCACGGTTGGTGGGAGTATGTGTTGGCGTTGCCGCAAGGTGTGTTGGCGGGCGATGCTGCGGCTGCCTGTGATTTGATTATGGCATTGCCGCCTGTGCCTGATGCGGCTGCGATTGATGCCATTGTTGCAGGGCAGGCTGTGGTGTGGAACGATTGCGATGTGGCACGCGGCGGTTGGAAGAAGGGATGATCTACATCGGCGTCATCCCACGGCAGGCGGGCGCAATTGCCGCGTTGCGCGAGGATGGCACCATTGCGGGTGTGGAGCGTTTTGGCGACACGGAGACGCTTGGCAGGGCTGCGCTTGTGATTGGCGACTTTGTTGAGGCGTTGGACACGGACGAGCCATTGGCTGCCACTGTATCGCGGTTGGACAAGGGCAATACGAAGTTTGATGGTGCTAGGGTGTATGGCGAGTGTTTGGGCGGACTGATGCTGACGAAGTGCCGCGTCTTTGCAATCAAGCCTGCCGATTGGCTGTACGGGTTGTCGCTGCCCAAACGCCACTTCACGCCAAACTACAAGCATGCGCTGCGGGATGCGGCGCAAGAGAAGTGGAAGCGCGATGTGTTGCTCTGCGAGGCAGACGCTCTGTGGGTTGCCGAGTGGGGCAGGCTACATGGCCCTTGGTCGCCAAGCATGCGTGCGAAGTAAAGGCCCGCCACGATAAGGACCCAAATCGTGACGGGCTTTGGCTAATGCCGCTGCGATTCCCCAACCGCCTTTACGCCTGCAACGATAGCAGGTTTGATTGGCAGTGCAACATGCAATTGCTTGCGCGTCATGCCCTGTTATGGTATGGTTCTGCGACGCAATGTTGAGGTGGTGTAATGTTGGCAGATAGTGCGTTTGTTTACTTTGCGATGCATGAGCCGCACAAGCACGCGCACGGCGACCCGCTGTTGCTGCTGTTTATGCTTATGTTCTTTGCATGGGTAGCGTACCTGTTCATAATTGTCCTTTGGTTCAACGATCCTACAGAAAAGCAGAGGGAGCAAAGGGATGATGAAAGTGGACTTGATTGAAAACGCCTTGCACAGCCGCCAAGTACTCGATCACGGCTTTGTGCGACTTGTAGATTGCATGCCACGGTATGTTGCGGAGGGCGAGACGGCAGACACAGCCATCGTCCGCGCCGCCCGCGTAAGTTACGGCGATGGCACCAAGCAGGTTAGTGACGATCGCAATCTGATCCGCTATCTGATGCGGCATCGGCATACGACGCCGTTTGAGATGGCCGAGTTTACCTTCCATGTGAAATGCCCTATCTTTGTTGCCCGTCAGTGGATGCGGCATCGGACAGGATCGTTCAACGAAGTATCGGCGCGGTACTCGGTGTTGCCCGAGGAGTTCTACATTGCCGAAGATCACTATGTTCAACACCAATCGCTGCTGAACAACCAAGGTCGTGATGGTGCTTTTGCGCAGAGCGAGGCCAATGACATCCTGTTCGCTATGCGGTCTAACATGGCGCAGACGCATGCAGAGTACCACCACCTGTTGGGCAAGGATGTGGCGCGGGAGTTGGCGCGTACTGTGCTGCCTGTGGCTACCTACACGGAGTTCTATTGGAAGGTTGATCTGCTGAATCTGCTCAAGTTTCTGCATCTTCGGACGCACAAGCATGCGCAGATTGAGATTGCGCTTTACGGGGCGGCGATTGGCATGATGCTTAGGCCGTTAGCACCACACACGATGGATGCTTACCAAGACTATTGGGTCGAATCGCCTAGCCTATCGAGCGGCATGTGGCTTTCGGTTCTGCTCACTTTGAGCATCGCGGATCGCAAAGCCATTGTTGACGTCTTCAAGGTATCCGAGCCCAAGCCGAGCAGGCGCGAAGTGCGCGAGTTCGCAGACGAGCTAGGTGTTGATGCGGAATAAACCACGGCCAAGCACCAAGACGACATCCATGCACTCGCTGCAGCGGTGTCCTACCAAGGCCGAGCGGGCGACCATGTTGCGCAATCCGAAGAAGAATTCAGCCGAAGCCATTGCCATGCGTAGGGTTGTGGTCGAGATGGGGCATTGGTTGTCGCCCTTTATGCGCGATGCACCACTGCCTATGCTAACGGAGTGGGAGGCGACGGTTGATTTGTCCACATTGGATGCGTGGACAAACTACAACCCGAAGACGGGCAGGATGCAGGACAAGTAGCCCGCAGTAGGGCGGTGGATTATGGTAGGTGCTGTTGTGGTGGTAGTTCTGTTTGTTGGCAATCTGATCGGATTCCTGTTGTTGGCGCACGCAGCAGCAGGTTATGTAACTGCGGGTTACGCTTTGTACGCCATAGGTGCCTACTTTGCCGTGGTGGCGCAGGCGATTGTGGTTGCAGCGGGGTTTAGCGAGGCAGTGCGTAGGTTTCGCGACGATTAGCCGGAATGGCGGAATGGCAGACGCGGTGGACTCAAAATCCACTACCCGTTAGGGTGTGCGGGTTCGACTCCCGCTTTCGGTACTAGGTGCAACATGGCATACGCATACGCAAACGATGATAACGCGAAGAGGCCGATTGAGGTGACGCTGCCTGCCAACACAGGCGGTAATCTGACGATTGCCGAGGCCAAACTGCTGATTGGCGATCTGCAAGAAGCCATTGCGCAAGCGGAGGACAACGCGAGGTACAATGCGCTGACGCCGAACGAGCGCATGCGGGCGTTGTTGGCAAAGAACAAGAAGTAGGGCAGGCAATTACTGCTTGACAACACATCGATGCATGCTAATGTTCCCTCAGATCGCAGCGATAGGCGTTGCGAAGTAGGAGGACAAGATGAAGACGAACTCGCTGCTGAATGAACTTACCTTTGTGCAACTCCTTGCCCTGATGGATGCCTGTTGGCACACGCAGAGTGCCGCTTGGGATCGCCTTGCTGATCTCCTTGTGACGCGGGAGGAGTGGAGCCGAGGCGACCGAGAGCGTGCCACTGACGAGCAGGTTGTGGCCGAGGCCGACAAGCATCGCCTCGCAGAGCGTAACAGCGCAGCGGTGTTGCTGCGGTTGCAGACCGAGTTTACTACCGAGTGGAGCGAGTTTGCCACCGAGTGGTGGAACGAGGATCACTTGCGCAGGCTGCTTGACAGCTCGGATTGCGTTGCGCAGTAGGCGGGCAAGATGAACAATGATGCAAAGACGGAGCGCGATGCGTTTCTTGCAGCGGTTGCTGAGCATGAGCGTAGCGAAGCCGAGTGGCAGGAGCGGCGTGCAAAGATGAGCCCGCAAGAGGCCGCAGATGAGTCGTGGCAGATCATCATGGCGGCCTTTAGCAAGTAGTCGCTGCTCGGCGGGCGTTTCGATTTGACAGCGGCGAAATGCCCGCTATGGTGCTAACGCGGCAGCCGCTCCCGTTCCTCCAATCTTTAGGAGGGTGAAGGTTACACTCACTTGGGGGCGGCTGCTTTCGTTTTGCTGTTGTGTTGCAAGAGTTGTTGACAGGTATCAGTCACCTGCTAAACTTCGCACATTGGTTATAGTGACCAATGCAACGGATAGTGACAATGCTCAGCAACATGACAAGCGAAAACATTGCGGTACTGAATGGGGCATCTACCGAATTGTGGTGGGCGTTTGACAACCTCCGCAAGGCGCGGGAAGCAGCGGCCAACGCGGCACTGCCATGTTGGGCTAGCAGCCGCCTCGACGAGATCGCAAAGCAGAACGCCTTTGCCTATGCCCGCGAGCAGGTTGAGGTGGAGCGGGCCAAGGTTGAGGCTGCCCTGCAGGATGTGAAGGATGCCCTTGCGGCCCTTGAAGCCTAGCGTGCAATTGGTTGCGCGGATGTGCTTGACAAGTACCGAACACGGGTTATGATTCGCAGGTTCGCAAGGGTTTTCCTTGCTAGGGAGGTTACGATGGCAAAGGTAGATTGGAAGCAGGTTGAAGTGGATCGCGAGGCAGGTATCGAGGCACTGCAGGCCGCTCTTGGCTTTGTGGACATTGAGTGCGTGAACGAAGAGTGCATCGAGCAGATCGAGGCCGCGCTCCGCCACCTCAAGGCAGTGTACGAGGCAACGCATGCCGACGAGATCCGCAGGGCCAAGTGGTTTGCGCTCAACGCCGACCGCCTTGCAGATGCGCAGGCGCGGGGGTTGCTGTTGGTGGTTGATGCTAACGGCGACATCAGCCTGATTGACCGCAACGGACAGGTTGTTGGCTACTAGCATGGCGGCAAGCATGAGTACTGAAGAGGCATACGCGGCGTGGCAGGTGGCCGATAGCGAGGAGGAGGCTGCAGCGGCATGGGCCTTTATGTCCGACGTTGACAAGGCGGCGATAAAGGCCGAGTGGCAGGCTGCCTTGGATCTGTACGAGGCACAGGCTATTGCGGCGTGCCCTAGCCGCTACCCGCCAAACACTGTTGTTGCTGCCCTACGCTACCTTGCCAAGCATGGTGGGTAGTGTGTGCAATTGTTGTTGACGCAATCTTGATACCTGCTAAACTTCGCAGGTACGCAGCGATTGTTGCTGCCAAGCGGTAGGAGGATGAGATGGGTAACGGTAACATTAGGCAGGATGGCGAGGGCGTGGAGCGCGACGAGCAGGGCAATAGCATCGAGGATTGGGCACGGTTCGAGGCCGATATGAGGGCCGAGGCTGATGCCGAGAATGCGTGGTGGGCCAACGAGGCTAATGTGCTTGGCGATTGCCTCGATCACACCCACGATTGGCTTGGCCAATTGCCCGATGATGCCGCACTGCAGGGGATTGGCCGACTGCTTACCGACCACGGCATTGAGCGTGTATTGGCAGTGGTTGCTATGCCGGTACTGATTGAGGGCAAGGTGGTTGAGGTAAAGGTTGCGCTCTGCCAATACGATGGTTGGTATGTTGAAGAAGCCGAATACTAAGGCAGTGTACGGCGCAGTGGCGCATGCCATTGCTGCCCGCTTTGATTACCCGCTACCCGATGTCTATGCGCCGTTTGATGCCATTGACCTCGGGTTGTTGGTTCGCGAGCCGTTTCGCATCGGCATCGTGTACGGGCCGAGCGGCAGTGGCAAGACGCAAGCGATTGCGCGGCTAGGGAGCCTTGCTGAGCCCCGTTGGGAGCGTGGCAAGGTGGTGGCCGATCACTTTGCCGATGCCGACGCAGCAATGCGCTACCTGCTTGCTGCCGGGCTGTCGTCGGTACCGCAGATGCTCAAGCCTCATAGCATGCTGTCGAACGGCGAGCAGTACCGTGCCACGCTTGCACGGCGGTTGGCAGAGCGCAAGGCGGGCGATGTGATGTGCGTCGACGAGTTCACAAGCGTAGTAGACCGCGTGGTGGCACGCAGCCTATGCGCATCGCTTGACAGACACCTTGAGGCGGGGGCGGGGGTGGT